ATACACTCGACCTTGTTTCAGATCTTTCTTCTCTCTGTCTATAAGTTTCTGAAGTTCTTTTCCTGCTATGTCTTTACTTATGCTCATTTTTTTTCACCCACGTATATGGTAATTCTTTAGTACAATAAAGAAAATTGTTTTTGTCACACCAATCAGCATAAGTTGCTTTAGATTTTTTATACAATTTCTCTCTAGGGTTTTGAAACATAAACCTTATGTCTATATCTGGATGCTGTTTTGCTATGAGTTTGTGTTTGGTGCGGTCTGCTTCTATAAATCTTCCTTTAGTCTCTATAAACATATCGTAGTCTACCAGATAAAAGTCTGGAGTGTACGACTTCTCTTTAGGAACGTACTTTATTTTTCTAGGCTCATACTCAAACCTTATATTGTTGTTGTCTAGGTAAGTAGCAAAGTCAAATTCAAATCTTGATCTGTATCTTGTTGTCATCTTTTCCTAATCAATCTTGGTTTGTATTGGCTGTAAAATTTAATCATAGCATCGTGCATATAGTCGTGTACTTTCCTTGAGTGTTCACGAATAAGGATAGGAGAAAAGTCATCGTGTTCTATTGACTCTCTACATAATATTCCAGTACCGCCAGACCTCAGTATAGACACTATCTTGGAAAAGGTTGGATCGAACTCTCCTTGAAACACACCCAATTCTGCATCGCTAAAAAAGGACTCTGGCTTAGTGCCACTGTACTTCTTGACAATTATAGGATAGGCATTCTCAGCGTGTCGGAAATCTGCGTTGACAGGTGGATCACCTATCTTGCGTTTATGATCCAAATAGATAAAGATGCAATCCTTGTTATCCATCAAATCATTGTTTGTTACTTTGTACATAGACACTAGTGGCATTAATCAAGATCTCCGTCATCATGGTCATCTTTATCATCAAAGTCTAAACTCTTCTCTCTTATACGACCATCTGTAAAGTCATAGTATAGCTTTGCACACAAACCTGTCAAGCCCGAAAATCTATTTTTTATTATTCTAACGTAAGTCGTATGTCGCTCTACAGGATCATCGTGTTGACCGTTACGTTCCAAGCCAACAACAATGTCACTTAGTTGTCCTATGCTAGCAGATCCACGCAAGTCGGACAACGAAGTATTCAGCCCTTCCTCATGCGAACCCTGCATCGGTCTACGCAAATGAGACACCAGTATCAGTGAAACGTTAAGCTCCTGTATCAGCGTTCTTATCTTAGTCATGCACTCATCTATCGTTCTACGTTCATCGTAAGCGTGTTGTTGTGAGCTAACAAGTATACTGATATGATCTAAAATGATGTACCTGCACTTTACAGCCTTGACAAAATACCTTATTCGTGCTAGTATGTTATCTATAGTATTTGATCCGAAATGGTCAAAGAAGAAGTATCTT